GATGAGTTCGCTTTCCTGCCCCGGGTATGTGGCCCCGGACCCCAGCTGGGGGATTACCCTGGACCGGGAATCCCTTTGGAACGGCGGTATAGATTCCAGGAGCTGTTTCTTGGACGACTCGGTGAGGTGAGGAACATCGTCCCAGCTAGCCATCACGGAGAATTTCGAGGAGGACTCGTCAATCTCCGGGTCGACGTCGGACATCTTCCCGCCCGGAAGGAACGACAGAACCACTTCCGACATGCCCATCAACGGGGTGAAGGTAAGCATCACCAGCCCATTGTTGGTCATCGTCCGCATCAGGCACTCGGTGTACACGTCGAGGGGCGGTTCCTCGTCAAGCAAAATGACGTCCTGCTCCGTCCCCTGGAAGGCTTCTCTTCTCTGATCATAGGACTTCAGAGTTAGCCTCGAGACGCCCCCGTGAACGTGCTTGACCATGATGATTTCGACGGCATCGGCAATTCCGGCCTTGTTCATGACCTTTACGATGCTTGTCTTGGGGATCAGGCCCGTTCCCATGTCGCCCAGGGGACCTAGAATCTTCTCCTGAAGGATGTCCCGAACAGTCTTGCCGGTGTCTCCTGCCGCCCACGCCTTGATGGGCCTGTTAAACCGTCTTCCGGTCCACCAGGATGGGTATTCGCCGGTCAGGTGAAGCACCAGCTCATATCCTCCGACCCCTTCCGTTTTCCCGACCCGGTTCGCGGCCATCATCATGCGCTCGCGATACCTCGAACCGGCCTAGAAGAATTTCAGATGCTTCGGATAAAGCTCCCTGCGCAAGGGGCCGGTGTCCGGATAATACGTTCCTATCTTCCGTTCTCTGGTACGGCGGTGCCTCTCCGCTACGGCGGCAGCAAGGGCTTCTTTGGAAACCATAACCGTCATTTGAGGGGTTCCGTTATTTCGGACAGGGGCCCTTGGGCGGTTTCGGAAGTGGGTAAGGCTTCTTCGGGAACTTCACTACTCACTCCTTCCATCGGGAAAGTGTGCAGCTTGGCTTTGATGAATTCGTCCAGCTGCTCGTCGGACATTCCAGTGAATTCAGCGCCAGTGTTGACGGTTACCGAAACCCCGCTGGCCTTTTTCGGAGCTACGTACTCGAGGATTTTCATAGCCACAGACGGCGAGAACTGTCTTACAAACACCTGCTCGCCCCTCGAATCCAGGGCGGGGGTTTCCTCGTCACCCATGACCATTGGGAAGAGCCTGAGAATCTGTGCTTTGACCCATTTTTCGTTCAGGAAATCGATCGAGTCGATGTCTTCCTGCACTTCCAGAATGGCCTTTCGGACCTCCGGAACGGCCATCATTTTCTTCGCTTGGGCCACCGACCCCCCGGTTTCCCTCACGGTCGCCGACAGATTGTACCCGGACTCCACATAGCATATGACGAATGCCCTTTCTCGGTCCGAAAGGACTTCAAATGATTTCCGAGGAACGGCGGGGAGGTCGTTCATTACACCCCCAGGGCGGCCCTGACAGGGGCGGCAGTTTCACGAAGTTTGGCCTTCGGCAGCGGCTTGTCGCCGTCGACCAGTTTCAGGATGGAGGAAACCAGCAATTCTTCCCTTTCCTGTATCAGCCCAGCACAGCGGAGACGGTAGTTAAGCATAATCGTGCGCGCACTGATTGCGTGTTCGTCATACCCGACAGGAAGGGGGTATTCCCAGAACCGCTTTGCCATTTCCGATCTCCATTTGACTATTATACCACAACCAGGGGCGGCTGTCAATTGGAAATAGTAGGTAATATCGAGGGCTGCTGGGCTCGGTGATTAAGGTTACCGGGCCCGATGATTAAGGTTACCGCCCTTCGCTAAAATGCCAGAGGAGGCCAGAGCGAGGACGAAACCACATGTACGTACGCCGGCTTTTGTTTTTCCACGGGTACCCCTACCCCTGCCATATGTCTTATTCCCCATGTCGATTGCATGCCCGTCCTATGTTACCGTCATTCGTTACATACCCGATCGTCATATGTTGTTTATCCGATCGTCATATGCTGTTTATCCTCCCGTCATGTTTATGTCGTCGTCATTCTTTGCCCTCGCGCAGGGTCGGTGGTATTGATATAGCCACCAGGGGCCGCTGGTCAGGGAAGTACCACGACGTGTCAGGAAGACATATGGCCGTGGAACATGGCGTGGAACAGACGACGGGCGGCCAGGGTCGGTGTAACACGGTTTCAATGGCGGACCAGGGGCGGGGCCGGGGTGCCGGGCGGTGCCGCGATGGTCAGGGAGATACCGCGACGCCAGCCGGGAGCCCATCGCCGAGGGGTGCCGAGCCCGTCGCCGCGACCATTTGTCGGTCGATCTGTGGCCTTCCTCCAGCAGCCTCGGGCGTTTGGCCAGCAGCCTGACTCGAATGGAGTTAGATTAGGTCCAGATTCTAATGACCCCCTCGCGTTTCCGGAGGGGGGATTGAAATCGTACCCCCCGGAAGCAGGAGTGGTACCTGTCTCGATGGAGGTCTGATTACTATCGAGACGGTACCCACTCTGCTCCCGTCCTGTGGCGGACCGATACTCCGGAGGAAATAGGGATACTATCTGTCACATATCGAGTGCCCGGCGCCCGTCGTCCGGGGCCCCTGGCCATATCGAGATAATAGTAATCCCCCCAACGACGCGAGTGAGTATCCACTCTTGCGAAAGCGATAGGTGACTAAGGAGGTTTATTATCGAGCTCCTGGCCCCTCTCTGATTCTCAGTAATCGAATGGGGAGGGCCGACTAAGAGATAGTAACTCCTGCTCGAGTACTGAGGGTCGAGTACGGGGAGGTATGGGGATTTACAGAAAGGAGAGTCTATCATCCCCCTTTATAGCCTCATAAAAAGTCTGATGGTTGCAACCCAGCAAGATACTTGACAGCCCCTGGTGCCCGTGGTATAATGTGCCTATGGTCGATCGCCGACCTGGCCCCGGATTCCCCGCCGCCAAACCCACCGGAGACTCACATGAAATCTGCCGCCAAATCCACCAAATCCGCCCCCGAATTTAAGGTCGGTGATCACGTCGTCGCCACCACTGGTGCCACCGACAACTGCCCGGCAACCGGCGTCATCTGCAACGTCGGCAAGGGTTGGTTCGTGATCACCCTGGACCAGCCCGAGGCTTTCCCAGCCGTCAAATCCGGCAAGATCAGCGCCCGCGCTGGTTCCATGGCGATTTACGAGCCTAAGGTCGAGCCCATCGTTTCGATTGAGGATGAGGATCGCGATGAGGATGACGACCGCGAGGATGATGAGGATGACGACCGCGAGGATGATGAGGAAACCGCCGGTTGCCGGATGTCCGAGCAACTGAAGGCAGCCAGGGTCCGTTATGCGAAGACCAAGCGCCCAGCAGGCTCCGCATCTGCTGACTGCGCCGATGCAATCGCCAAGGCGCTGCGCGACTTCGAGCCCCTGGAAGTCTGCGAGATCGCCGACAAGGTCTTCAAGCTCCCGATCGGATCGCACGAAGCCAAATACTCGAGCCTCAATCCTGGCCAGAAGCGCATGAATTCCGGCAATCGCATTCGCGGTCTCTGGAGGAAGCTCTGGATCGCTGACGACAAGCTCGAAATCGCCCGCGTCGCTGGTCTGGTCGGCGTCGGTCTGTCAGACGATTTCATGGATGACGTGGCCGTCCTGGAGATGGAAATCGCTTGCAAGCTGGTCGATCCGGGTGCGATCCCAGTCGAGTGCATCGGCAACGTCGGCGCATAGCAGGGACCGAGCACAGACCGTCCGCAAGTGCGGTCTGTTCAGGCAATCCTGCCGATTACCAAGGGGAACGAAATGACGAAGCAAGAGATCATCACAGCGCTGGAAGCGTCGGACGTCTGGACCAAAGATCGGTTCGGTCACTTCAGACTGACCTTCGGCCCAAATCAGTATCGGCTGAAAATCCAGCCCCTGGTCATCCGGTACGAGAAGAAGGTCGGATCGGACTGGTTCTGCAAGACCAGCAACTATTACAAGGACACGACGGTTCAGGACGGGTTCCTGCGGATCGGTAGGCGCCGGATTCCGATCGCCTCCGCCACGATGCCGGAGGTTCCTGAGCAGTACAGGTAAGATTGTTGAATCTTGACGGATCAGGGGAGTCATGGTATAATGGGTCTCCTGGTCGATCGACCATTCTATTGGGGAATAGAAAAATGCAAAGCACAAGCGACGAAATCAAGAAGGTCATTGGCGGCGACGAGCCGTGTGCCCACGTTTATATGGAGAAGCGCAACCCCCCGTACGGCCACATTACCCTGCGGATCACGATTCCAAGGGTCTCCTGGAACAGCCCGCGCGTCGTGATCGAGCTGTCGGCGCAGGTGGGTAGTGACGAAAACAAGGACGACATTTTCATGCGCCCGTACGCGATCCGAGCCGGTATCGGTTGCACCGATGGCTCGACTGTCGATCTGGTTTGCGCCGAGGCTGGCATCAAGCACCTGCGCAAATTCAACCGGCTGAAGCAGAAATACGAGGCTGGTACCGAGTCTGACGCGTCCTTCCCAGCGCAGGCACAGATGCTCCTGGTCGCGTGCGGGTGCAGCCACCTGATTCACGAGGCTGATCGGGGCTGGGACAAGTGGCCGCACGATTTGACCGCCAAGGCCATGTCCCACCGTGGTCGGTCGTCCATGCTGGTGTTCGAGAAAATGGTCAGCACCCTGGAGGATTTCGCCCGCACCTGCTGATACCCACCTTATGCCGTGCTGGATGATAGCACGGCATGTGGTGCATTCCGCACCTTTTATGAGGGGAATAAAATGAGCAATAACCCGTTCGACGGCATCAGCGTCGCGATCCTGTCAGGCATCTTGGCACGGGCTGTGATGTCGCAGGCAGCCAGGGAGTGTCCGGAAATCGTTGAATCTCGCAACAACAACGAGCATCGGTTCCTGGCGTTCGCGGTGGCATCGGCCAAAAACGTGGATGACGCGATCGACCGTCTCAACAAGGAGGCGGATCGTCTCGGCCACGTCGATACCGACGAGAACTTGGAGGAGTTCAGGGTCGCGATCGACAAGGAAGTGAAAGTGATGGTCGATGCTGGGTTGGCGGCGTTTCGCGCTTTCCCGGTGCTCTTCCAAGTTGTTACTCCCAGTCAGCACGTCCATTGAACGACTGAATCGCCAGTGACGTTGGGGCCGAACGACTGAACCGTCAGTGACGTTGGCCCCATTAACTAAGGGGAAAGAAGGATGGAATTGCTTCGAGAAGATTGCATAGTAGGGTCGTTCGATACAGGCACGGCCTGGTTCCCGAGTCACAACGGTGTGTGCGTGACCCACGTGCCTACCGGAATCATCGAGCGTTGCGGGGAAAACCGGAGTGTCCACGCCAATCTCGAAAAGGCTATGGCGGAAATCCAGAAGAAAATCGAGCACATTGATCGGAGGGAAGAAGTAATGAACGACAGAATTCTGGGGGGACTCCTGTCCTCTCATCAATTGGCGCACTGCTTGGCCGCGTCCGCCATCCATCAGATCGGTGGCAGTCTGGAGGAGGAGGCGAAGAAACCCGGCAGCACCCTGCTAATCGACCTGACGCAGGAAATGCGCAAGTGCACTGAAGACATCCTCGAGGCCATCCAGGAAGACCCCTGGATGTTTCACGTCTTGGTCAGCACGGCGATCAGTTCGGGTGTCCTCAAGCTTATCGACATGATGGAGAATCACGATGGATGACCTCAGAAGATTCGTCGAGATCGACGACACCAAGCGCGCCCTGTACATGGAGGCGAGGAGGACGCTGAAGGAGGAATTCAATAAGTACGGTTCGGCGTTCGTCTGTCCCGAATTGAAAGCCGCCGTTTTCAACATGGCCCCGGACGAATCCATGTACGAACGGAATCAAATCTTTTGCAGACGGGTGGTCTCCGATTTCGACGGGATGTTTCCCGAGTTGATCGAGTTGTTCGACGGTTACATGTATCTCCCCTACGATCGGATGCCGACACAGATTTGGGAGGCGTGGTTTGCTGTAGAAATGCTAGAGGCCAGGATCGCCCTGATCGATTTTATTTTGTCCCACAGTTAGGAGAAGCATAATGAAAATCAGCCATACAGCAGCAAGCCTGATCGGGTCGGCAGCGTCCGGCCTGATTCGGGCCATTCAGTCCGATACTGGCATCCTGGTGCCCCGATCGGCCGTCGAGGAAAGGATCACGGCTTTGTACACCGGCCTGATCAAGGAGTTCATCGAGGATGAGAATTCCTGGGAACGTCGCCCGATGCCGGGCAAGTACGACGTGTACCTGGAGATTCGTCAGGCGGACGGCAGCCTCAGCGAGTATGATCTCACCCGTCGCGGTCTGGTAATCGAAGACTTCACCGACGGCATCGAGTTCAACAAGCATAACATGCGTGTCTCCCAGTCGAGGATGAAGTCCGAGTCGGATTTGGCCCACGCCAAGGAATGCAGCGTCTGCGGCCAAGTCAAGGACCGCTCCCGGTTCCCTAAGTCTGGCGGGTCGAAGTGCAAGACCTGCGTCGACCGCAACACCAGAGAAAACCGCCGCAGCACCGGCACCTGACCAGGAGAAGCAGAATGAAACCAGCTTGCATAGTGAAGGACCGTACCGGGGTTTATTTCTCGGTGCCCAAAGAGATCGTCAAGACCGTCAACGGGTATGACGCTTTCAATGTGTCGTCTGACGTTGTGATGCACCATATGGACGACCTGAACAGACTCGACGCCGGTGGTCATAAGGTCAATGCCATCATCTGCGCTGACGGGGAAGCCCCGAAAGTTCGGCAGGTGAATTCGTTCATCATCGAGGTCGGCGGCGATGCCCTGATCCTCCTGGAGCACTAGCCTGTTGCTCGCAAACAGGTATTAATCCCCCTATCCCCATTGTGCCCCGGTCCCTGCCGTGGTATAATGGGGGTGCTCGATGACGAGGCGAATTAACATCAATCACTCACAGGAGAATTAAATGGAAAACACGCAACCGGCCACGAAGGCCAAAATCCGCCCAAATATCGCGAACATGATCAAGACCCCCGGCGGCAGCTTTCACAAGGACGACGCCATCGGCAACGCTCTCGCTGGCCTGACGCTCGAACAGGTGAAGCACATCGCCGCTGAAACCGGCATCGACGTCGGCAAGTACGCGCACCTGAACAATGGTCAGCAGCGCATGACGATCGGCGGCATCCTTCGCAAGTTGGTCAAGGTGCCGGAAATCGCCGAAGGCGTCGAGGCGACCGACAAGCAGAAGGAAGCCCTCGAGACCGCCCTGGCGGTGCTGTCGCAGATCAACACTCTCGCCGTTGATTTCCGCTACGCCAACAAGATGGCAGCCGATCTCGCCGCTGCCGAGAAAGCCACAGTCAAGGCCGAGAAGGACGCCGCCAAGGCTGCCAAGCTCGTGAAGGTCGAGAAGACGCCGGACATCGGCGACGACACCGATTCCGAGGGCGGCACCCTGGATTAAATCCCCCGGCTGGCGACCGTCATAGCGCCACCTCCTCCCCCGTTTGCCGGTATCGTATAACCGGCCCTTCTTTTGGGGAAAAGAATGAAAGCATCAGTTGAAAACGGGAAGATAGTGTTTCGTCTTCCGTTCTTTGAGAATCACATCGCGAAATCAGCGGGAGCCCGCTGGAACGCGCCAAGCAAGACCTGGATAGCTCCCCTGAATGAGCTAGTGGCCTCTCATGTGGTGAATTGCCTGCCCCCGGACATGGTGTCGGAGGAGATACACAGGCTTTGCAGACCATCAGTATTCGTCCCCCCATTGTCCTGCGACCCGTCCTCTGTCCTGAAAGACGTGCGCCTTCTGCCCCGCCAACTGAAGGGGGTAACAAAGGCATGGCCGCTACCGGGGTTCGCCCTGTTTTGGGTGATGGGGGCTGGGAAAACGCTCTCATCTATCGCCCTGGCTGGCCTGAGGCGCAAACATGAGTTGATACAGAAGCTCCTGGTCATCTGCCCCACATCAATCAAGGGGGTGTGGGCCAAGGAATTCAACAGGTACGCCGGTTTCCCCCATACTTTGCACGTGCATGAATCTGGCAAACCCATGCTAAGAGGGTTGGAGAGCAGCCCATTCCCAGTGCTGGTGGTGGGGATCGAGGCGATGTCCGTTAAAAGCGGGCCAGAGATATGCAAAGAGTTTCTGTCCGGCGGGGTGTCCATGACCATCCTGGACGAGAGCAGCCGAATAAAGCATCACAACACCAAAAGAACAGAGAATGTCCTGGAACTGTACCAAGAGTCGCAATACAGGCTAGCCCTGACCGGGACCAACATAACCCAGGGGCTGCAGGACCTATACACGCAGATGCAGTTCGTGGAGCCCAGGGCAATAGGAGAAATCTCGTACTACTCGTTCAAGAACAAATATTGTGTAATGGGGGGACACGAGGGCAAAAAGATCATCGGGTACACCAAGACCGATATTCTGATGAATAAAGTCAGGCCGTATTGCGACGTCATCCGAAAGTCTGACATGAAGGACTTGCCCTTGAAGTCGTACCAAATAAGAGAAGTTCAGGCCAGCAGAGAACAGAAGGAAATCTGCAAGAATTTGAGGAACCACCTCAGGCTTGTGATAGAAGATAAGAACAATAAGATGAAGAATGTTTTGGAGGCGATGCTGAGAGCCCAGCAGGTGGCCGGGGGATTCGATGACGAGGGCAACCCCCTGAGCAGTAACCCAAAGATGAAAGAGCTTCTGGAGCTTCTTGAAGACTTCGACGGGAAAGCGGTAATATGGGCCAGATTCTTGCCGGAAATAGAAGCGATCAGGGCGGCTTTGAACGCCGAGTACCCTGGCTCCGTCATGGTGATGACCGGCAACACCCCACAAGAAGCACGGCAGTCGATGGTGGACATTTTCCAAAAAAGCAGTGTCCTGCGATTCTTCGTGTCCAATCACTCTGTCGGCGGTGCTGGAATAACCCTCACATCAGCAACCCTGGCCGTCTATTACAGTAATACCTTCAACCTGGAGGATCGACTCCAATCAGAAGACAGGATTCACCGGATTGGGCAGGTGCACCCGTGTATGTATGTGGATATATCCAGCGATCTGGCCGTCGACAAATCCTTGATCGAATCCATCGCCAGAAAATCATCGTTGGCTAACTTCGTGTCCCATTCACTGTCCCAGGGCGGGTCAATAGATTCACTACTGTAGTTGAGACTATACACGAGCCCTGATCTGTGGTATACTAGAGATTCGGACACACACTGGAGACGACATGACGCGACGATGCAAATGCGAACACTGGCAGGACTGCCCTACGTGCGCGCCGCAAAGGTTCGACGCCGACGGGAAGCGCAAGCCACCCGAGCCGACACCCCTGCAAGCCTGCCGCGCCGAGCTTGAAACGATGCGCGAGGCACTGGCGCTGCATGAGGTCGGAAGTGCATACGCGCACAGGTTGGCCGTGATGCTGGAGTGTGCGCTGTTGGACCCGACCGGCACATGGAACGAAGCGCACGCGCTGCTGGACGAGTACCGCGCAGCGTGCCGCGCCGCAGCACCGATGCAGGAACCGCCGACGTTCATGGGCGAGCCTGTTGTGATGCCTAACGACTGAATTCAGCGGCGCCGATAGGCGTCCGCTGGAATGACTAGTTGGGCGTTTTGGCGACCGATTGGAGAATTGGAAATGCAAAACATACTGATGAAGTTTGACCCTGCGACCGGCGAAGAAAGGCCGTACCCGAGCCATGCGGCGCAATGGCGCGAATGGCACGGAGGAACGGC